TTAGGGAAAAAGCAGCTGACAAAGAGAATGTTTCAATAGAAGACAGGATAGCAGCGTTAAAAGAAGCGGGCAGAATTGAAGAAGAAATTACTAGGAAAGAAATTGCGGCTGCCAAGTTAAGATTTGAAGCTAAAAAAGAAGAAAACGCAATGGGCAAATCTACTAAAGAAGATTTAGATGAACAAGCCCAATTACAAGCTACATTAATTGACTTAGAAGCTAAACGATTAAAAAGACAAAAAACATTAACAGCAGAAATAACCACCAATTTAAGAGAAGAAGCTTCTGAACGAAAACGTATTGCAGCTGAATTTGAAAAGAATTTTCAATACCACCCAATTTATGGATTCATTAGTAAAGAAGCAATGGCAGCGGCTCAAAAAGACCTAGAAGGAATTGACAAAATTCAGGCAGAATATGCGAAAAAACTACAAGATGAAGCCGTTACAAAAGATTCTGAAAAATTAGAACTTGAAAAGGAGCGAAAACTTAAAGAATTAGATGATTTAAATGCAACCGAAGAGCAAAAGGCGGGGATTGTTGCCTATTATGGGGATAAAATAGCTAAACAAAAGAAAAAAGAACAAGACGATGAAGCAAAAAGAGAAAAATTAGTACAAGCGGCTAAATTAAACATGGCTAAAAATGCATTAATGAATATCTCAAAAGCGTTAGGTGAAAACAGCAAAGCAGGAAAGGCCGCAGCTGCAGCCGCTGCCCTTATAAACACGTATCAAGGTATCACCGCTGAATTAGCGACTAAAACTGTAACACCATGGGAATTCGCTGTAAAGATAATTAATGTAGCTTCAACCGCGGCAATAGGTTTCAAATCTGTTAAAGATATATTGAAAACAAATCCAAAAGGAACTCAAACAACAGGGTCAACGCCTTCTGGAGGAAGAGGCGCGAGCGCGCAAGCCCCATCATTCAATGTAGTGGGTGCAGGGGCTTCTAGTCAATTGGCTTCTGCCTTAGCTGAACAAGAGACACCACCTGTTCAGGCCTATGTGGTTAGTCAAGACGTTACAACCGCACAAAGCTTAGAAAGAAACATCGTTGAGGGCGGTACTATTGGGGGTTAAATTTACAACAAATATCAAGCTTATTAGTTTATAAAAGAAACATTTTAAAATGAATATAATAGAACTTATTTTAGACGAAGACGAAGAATTCAGCGGGATAGATGCGGTTTCTGTAGTGGAATCCCCAGCTATTGAGTTTGATTTTTTAGCGTTGAAATCTCAACAAGAATATAAGCTTACAGAAGTAGATAACGACAAACATATCTTAATGGGGCCAGCCTTGATTCCTGAAAAACCTATTTATAGAAATAGCGGCGATGATGAATTTTATATTTATTTTTCAAAAAAGACAGTTGCAAAAGCGAGCCAGTTATTTTTAAAGAAAGGCAACCAAGGAAAATCAACTTTAGAACATGCGGAAACCCTTTCGGGAATGACAGTGGTGGAAAGTTGGCTAGTAGAAGACAAGGTACATGACAAGTCTAGAAAATATGGACTAGAAGTACCAGTTGGAACATGGATGATTTCAATGAAGGTTGATAATGACGCAATTTGGAATGATTTTGTAAAAACTGGCAAAGTAAAAGGATTTTCAATCGAAGGATACTTCGCCGATAAATTAAACAGGCCTAACGACAAACAAAAAGACGAATTAACAGAAGATGCTAAATTAATAAAAAAGATAATAGATGCCTTGGAACAATAACCAACCAACCCCCAGCAGAACGAGTCCTGTTGGAGGAAGACGCGGCTGTCTTTGTCCTGACGGAAAAACATATAGTTCAAAATGTTGTGACGGGAGTTTGCAGGCCCAAGGAATAGGCCCTACAACTGGACACAATTAAAACGAATTTATAACAACCGACTTTTTTGTTTGTTATATAAATAAAGTAACCTTAATATATATTAAAATGAATTCAACAGAAACATTAAATAAAGTGAGAACTCTTTTAGGTCTAGACGTTAAACTAGAAGACAGATTACTTGAAAACGGAACTCGTTTAGTTGCTGAACAATTTGCAGCGGGAAACGAGGTTTTTATCATGGCAGAAGATGATGAAAAAATACCACTTCCAAAAGGGGAGTACACTTTAGAAGACGGTCAAAGAGTTGTAGTTTTAGAAGACGGCTTAATTGACGAAGTAAAAGAAGCAGTAAAAAAAGAAGTAACTGAAGAGGAAGAAGTAGTAGAAGAAGAAATGGCAGAAGATGATGAAGCGGCTGTTGATGACTGGGCAGGTATGGAAAAAAGAATTAAAAATTTAGAAGATGCTGTAGCAGATTTAAAAAGTAGAGTAGGTGAAGATGAAAAAGAAATAGAAGAGGAATTACAAGTTGATTCTCCAACACCAAAATCAAGAACAGTAAAAGAAGAATTTACTGCAAAGACGCTAAAACATAATCCAGAAGCCAAAGACAAAGTTAACATGACGCAGGTTGGAAAAGTTTCAGGAACAAGACAAAGAGTGTTTGATAGAATTTTTAACAATTAAAAATAAAATAAAATGCCAATTGAAAGAACAACGACACAATTAAGAGGACTAGGAAAAGGAAGTCCAGCAGGAATGGTCTGGTATTATAAAAAAATAACTGGATTTGAAGAAGTAAACGCTATTAAAGCAACGCCTATTATGGTAGCACAAGAATCAACTCCGACTTCAGGAACATGGGGAAAAAAATTAGTACCTGTCTATGAAGCATGGAAATGCACACCAGGAAGCACAGTATTTGATTTTCCTACTATGTCTGGGACAATGGGATTTTCTCCTAATGCACCTTCTGCCAGTGGTCCTGATAAAGCAAATGGATTAAACCAGGCTGAGCCTTACTCAAAAGAGTATATGTGGGGTGATGGTTACACTATCTCTGGAGGAGGAAGTGCAGCATTTACTAAACAATTTCAATTAAATTGGACTGGTACTGATTTAACTCAAGGAGATGGAGTAATTGAAGTTTGGCTAGGTTATGTATGGCAAGACTTAGATATAAACTCGTAATTACAATAATAATAATAAACAATAATTAATAATTAATAACAAATGGCAACAACAGTAACAATTACATCAACGTATGCAGGTGAATTTTCACAGAAATATATATCTGCAGCCCTCTTGTCATCAAGCACAATTGATGATGGAGGAGTGGAAGTTATGCCGAATGTTAAGTATCGTGAAGTCATCCAAAAGGTTGAAACGGGATCACTTATCGCAGACGGCTCATGTGACTTCGACGCAAGTTCTTCAGTAACTCTATCAGAAGCAATTCTAGAGCCAGAAGAATTTCAAGTTAATTTACAATTATGTAAAAAAGACTTCTTAAATACTTGGGATGCGATTCAAATGGGATATTCTGCATGGAACCCGAATGGCTTACCAACATCTTTCGCTGATTATTTAATAGCGCATGTAGCGGCTAAAGTAGCAGCTCAAAACGAAACGAATATTTGGCAGGGTGCAACAGCAAATCCAGGCGAATATGATGGTTTTGAAGCACTATTAACAGCGGCAGCTCCTATCACAGTGGCGGGGGTTGTTTTAACAGCGGCCAATATTTTAGCTCAAATGCAGCTAGTTATTGACGCAATACCGAACACCCTTTACGGAAAAGAAGATTTGAAATTATATATATCGCCAAAAGCGGCTAAATTATATGTTCAAGTTCTTGGAGGTTTTGCGGCGACAATAGGTGCGGCAGGTGTAGACAATAAAGGAACGCAATGGTACAATAACGGATCTCTGTCTATGGGCGGTGTTCCAATTTTTGTAGCAAGAGGAATGTCTGCTGATACAATGGTGGCAGCTGAATCAACTAACTTATTCTTCGGAACTGGTCTAATGAATGACTATAACGAAGTCAAAGTGATTGACATGGCTGATATTGACGGATCACAGAATGTGCGTGTCGTTATGAGATTTTCAGCTGCATGCCAGCTAGGAATCCCTGGAGACATTGTTTACTATTCTTAAATATTAACCTATATTCTGGCGGTGTTAAAGCCGCCAGCATATAACTAAACTTAAAATTATGGCTTGTGATATTGAATTAGGAAGATTAGAACCCTGTAAAGATTCTGTCGGAGGAATTATCGCTGTTTATTTTTGCAATTACGTTGCAGAATTATTAGATACAGCAACTTTTGACGCTGACGAAGTTATTACCGCGTTCGCATCTCCATTGACATTTTACAAATATGATTTAAAAGGCGCGAACTCGTTTGAAGAAGCAAATGAAAACTCTAGAGAAAACGGAACAAGTTTCTTTACACAAACTGGAACGGTTGTTCTTAAGAAACAAGACCCAGTAACTAGAAAGACTATGAAACTTTTATCATGGGGGAGACCGCAGGTAATTGTTGAGTTTTATAATACTGGAACGGCAAATGAGAGTAGATATGTTTTAGCAGGAATTGAAAATGGGTGCGAAGTAGCACCATCTCCAACTTCTGGCGCAGCGATGGGAGACCTAAATGGTTATAATTTAGTATTTACTGGAACTGAAAAGACTCCAGCTTACTTTATGGACCCCGCTATAATTGATGACACTACTAACACGGTTGTCGTCGTTGGAACGTAACCCTTTTTTAAATTATATTTTAAAAGACTCCTTCGGGGGTCTTTTTTTTTAACAGTTTTGAGGAATTGTTGTTTTATAACAAAGCATTATGATAATATTAACAACAGCGGCAGGAGCTCAAAGCTTTAAATATATACCACGCGGAAAGGGAGTCATTGCGTGCGATATAGAAATACATGACGAAGACACAAATACCACCGAAACGTATTTAGCAGTTCCAACCACAGAAGACAGATATTATCTACAATCAACCATCACTTTTAGTCCAGTTTTAAAAGAAGGGACATTTTATAATTTAACAGTTTATAAGACTCTGGCCAGTGATATAATTTATAAAGGCAGAATTTTCTGTACTGACCAAAATGTAGCTGATCCAGGATACAGCATTAATGACAATGAATACAAAGAACACGTGTCAGAAAACGAATATATAGTATTATGAAAAACGACTTATTTATTGCAAATTTAGCGGCTTACACTGCTCCACAAATTGTTGAAATAAAGAACAAAAACTGGGTTTATTATGGGGAGGATAATATGTATTTTAACCACATTATAGAGTTATACATGAATTCCACAACAAATCATTCAATCATTAATGGGATTGCGAATCAAGTTTATGGAAGAGGAATTGCGGCTCTTAATGCTGATAGGCGTCCTGACCAATATGCGCAAATGATGCAAATTTTTAGAAAAACAGATTTAAGAAAGTTTATTAAAGATTTTAAATTGTTAGGAATGGCGGCTTTTCAAATATCATATAAAAATGGAAAAGTTGCTGCAGCAACCCATTTTCCAATGGAGACGCTAAGGGCTGAAAAATGTAATGATGAGGGCGAAATTACAGGCTGGTATTATTCAAATGATTGGCTGAAAGTAGGGCCAAGATCTCAGCCTGAAAGAATTACGGCTTTTGGACATGGCAATAAAAAAGAAAATGAGATGTTTGTTCTTAGGCCCTATGTTACGGGTCATTATTATTATAGTCCATGCGATTATACTGGGGCTCTGCCTTACGCTAAATTAGAAAACGAAATTGGAGATTATTTAATAAACGACTGTATTAATAATTTCAGCGGAACAAAAGTTGTAAATTTTAATAATGGTGTTCCTGATCCTGAAAAAATGCAACAAGTAAAAACGGATGTTCTAGGAAAGCTAACTGGAAGCAGGGGTGAAAAGGTTATTGTTGCTTTTAATAACAACCAGGAGTCTAAAACAACCGTTGACGACATCCCTCTTAATGATGCTCCAGCTCACTACCAATATTTAGCTGATGAATGTTTTAAAAAGCTTATTGTTGGCCATAGAGTTACAAGCCCGATGCTGTTAGGAATTCGTGACGGAAATACTGGGCTAGGAAATAACGCAGAAGAAATAGAAACTGCAACTTTATTAATGGACAATATTGTTATTAAATGTTACCAAGACAATAT